AGAGTTTAACGCTTCGCTTTCAGAGGAAGCGGCAGATCAACAATCTAGGGCAGCAGCCGGAGTTGATATAGATACTGGAGAGTTTGGTGATGACCTAGATTCCCGTTTAAACGCAATGGTAAGCCCATCGCTCACAGACACCGTAGCTGGTCGGACGGTTGGCGGGACTGTTGATCCGAGCATTGTCGGCAAAGATGCGCTCGATGAAGCGTTTAAAGCTGCTGGTGTCTCAAAGAAAGACCGAGCCACCTATTACGAGGAAGTTGGTGCAAGCCCAGATGCAGATTTCGATACGCTAAGACAAGATCAAATTGTCGCGCTGCATGACAAGGCGCTGGGTCACAAAGAACGCAAGGCGGAAGAAAAGAGGGCGCAAAAAGAGCGAGAGGCACAAGCTGCAACAGAAGAAGAGATCCAAAGAAAAGCAGAAGAATTAGCTAGGGCGCAACAAGAATCAGTGGTCGTGCCTACCCCAGAGGCACAGGCCGGTGCCGTAGCAGAAGAGATTGCCGAGACTATCGAAGAGGCTCCCGCACAGCCAGAGGCGGTGATCGAGGAAGAAGTAAGTGAGCCGCAGCAAGTTGTTCCTCCTATCAAGGGCACTATCAGAAAGACCGAGCCTACTGACTACATAAACTTTCGTACAGGCAAAGTTAATACAGGAAAGGCGTATCAAATTACTCTAGAGAATGGCACGGAAATATCGTTGCCTCTCAATACAGGCAAAGCAAAAGCTATTGAATATGTCAGATCGCAAGTAGGCGCTGTAGACATAACTGATGCCGATGCTGTAGCCGAGGAGACTGCTGCGCCTAAACGAGCTTTTACGCAGCCAGCGCCAGATGTCGCTGAGACAGAAAACGAAAAGCTGTTCAAGAGAGCATACGGCAACAACTATCGTCGGATTCCGAGTTTTGAAAGATTTAAAGATTCCGATCTAACTGACCCAGCTATTCAAGACGCAATTCTCAATCAGGATCAATCAGCTTTTGGGAAAGGCAAGGATTCGCCACGATACAAGCGTATGCAAGCTGAATTGGCGGCAATCAGAGAGGAGCCTACTGCGCCTAAGCC